ATATACACTCTTCAAAATGCTGGAATAAATATGACTGAAAATGAATTTTTATCTATAAAATTAAAAGATGGAGCATTTGATGAATCTAATAAAGTCTATCTAATTCAGTACTCTCCAGAATTTGAATTAAAAAGTAATTTGCCATATATTATACATCAAGCAGATCTTATTGTAAATAAATGTAATCTATGATGATCACTAAAAATAGAAAAGCTTATTTTGAATATGATATTATAAAAGAGTACACTGCTGGTATTGTTTTACTTGGATCTGAAGTAAAATCTATAAGAGTGGGTAGAAGTAGTATAAATGAAAGTTTTATTTATGTATCAAAAGGAGAGTGTTTTATAAAAGGAGTACACATTTCTAGAATTAATGGAGCACTTCATGAAGAGAATAAAGATAGAAAATTACTATTAAATAAAAAAGAAATTGAAAATATAAATTCTCAAATAAAAGAAAAAGGAGTAACTGCAATTCCAATTGAACTTTTTATAAAAAATGGAAAAATAAAAGTAAAAATAGGAATTGGAAAAGGTAAAAAATTATATAATAAAAAAGAAAGTATAAAAGAAAAAGATATTAAAAGACAAATACATAGAGAATTAAAAATGTAAATTATGGGAATATTAATGATTATAGGAATAATAGTAGCATCTTGGGTGCTTTTAGCAATGGGGTGGGTAATATATAATCTATATAGTAAAAATTATAAATTTGAGCAAATTATTGTAAATCAAAGTAATTTTATAAAATCAATTTTACAATTAGCTGATAGTATAGATAAGACTGTACAAAAAATAGACTCAACTTTATGGGTTAGTGGAGATCAAGAGCTTAAGCAGCTTTTTAATGATGTAAAAATCATGCAAGAAAATATTCAGCAATTTACAAAAAAGCTTTAAATGGAGAGTGTAGAATTAACAAAAAAAGGAAAACCTAGAAAAAGAAAACCTAAAACTAAAAATGTCTATTTTACTTTAGATACTCAAGACGCTATTTTAGTATATAGAAATACTGAAAATTTAAATGAAAGAAATAAGATCTATAATTCAAAAATACACAATGCATTTTATAAATTAGTAGAAAATATTATTCATACATATAAATTTTATCAGACTGAAGTAGATGATCTTGAAGATTTAAAATATGAAGTAATATCTTTTTTACATAAAAAAATATCTTTATATGATGAAAGTAAAGGCAAGGCATATTCATATTTTGGTACTATAGCAAAAAGATATTTAATAGCTTATTGCAAAAAAAACTATAGTAAATTAATTGAAAAAAAACAAATTAGTACTATAGATACTGAAGAGAGTACTATAGATAAATTAATAGTAAATCCTCAAGAGAGTGTACCTGATAGAGTTTCATTAATATATGAGCTAGTCGATTATATTGAAATTAATGCCTTTAATTTATTTGAAAGAGAAGAGGAGATTAAAGTTGCAGATGCGCTTGCACTAATACTAAAAAGACATGATACTATAGGAATTAATAATAAAAAGGCTCTTTATATATATATTAAAGAGATTGTAGATGTTAAATCTAGTATTATAACTCCAGTAATTGATAAAATAAAAATAGAATATAAAAGACTACTAAATCATAAAATAGAAAATGAAGATGGGGAATATTTATAAAAAAATAAAATATGGCAATTGATTTAAGTCAAGTAGTATTTGAAGGAAAAAAATTAGAAGATCTTGTTAAAGAAGTCTACGATAATCATAAAAAACAAGATAAAAAATTAAAATCTGAATTAACTAGACTTTCTGAAATGATAACAAATCCTGGAGATGCTATAGTTATAGTTCCTATGCTTAAAGGATTTTTTGATTCAAGTCTTAAAAATGATGAGACTTTAATGAAACTAGTTCAAATATTCCAAAAAGCAGCTGATTCTAAAAAAGATGAATCTGATAATGGAATGTTAACAGAGCAAGATATGGCTAAATTATTTGAAGAAGTTCACACTCTAACATCAAATAAATAATGTCATCAAGTTCAGGAGGTAGTTTAGGATCTGGAGGTAAAAAATCAGGAGGCATACCCTACTTTATTGGTAGGGTTAAATCTATTGTGCTAAATCCATATTTAGATGGTACTAAAACACCTAATCCAGATTACCAAAGTCCAGCAGATTATGGTAAAATAAGATTTGAAAAAGTATATGGTGATATTACACAAACTAGACTTGCAAATGAAAATGATTTTGCATATCCTATGTTTAGTTTTGTTAAACAATTACCACTTATAAATGAAATAGTTGCAGTATTTTATGGGCCTTCCCCAGAATTGAATGATTATAAAGAAAATCAACGTAAATTTTATATGCCAGCATATGCTCTTTGGGGATCTATGAATCATAATGTGATGCCTAGTATAGCTGAAATGGCTCAATTTTATAATTCATATTCAACAAAACCAAATTATCAAGGTGGTACTGGTACACCACCTGAATTTCCAAAAGGAGACACATTTACTGAATTAGATAATATAAGAACTCTGACTCCATTTGAAGGTGATTCAATATTAGAAGGCAGATTTGGACAATCTATAAGATTTGGGTCTACTGTTCCTAAATTTAAAGGATTTAATTCATGGTCAAATTCTGGAAATAATGGATCTCCTATTACTATAATTAGAAATGGACAAGGTCAAGTCAGCGATCCAGTAAATAAATTTTCAACTACAGTAGAGGATATAAATACCGATGCCGCATCTATTTATTTAACAAAAGATCAAAGTATAATACTTGATGATATTGATAATTTCCCAATGAATTCTTATGGAAAAAGTGTAGCATCTACAAATGTATCAACTACTACATTAATATTTCAAAAACCACTATCTAATGATTATGCATCTGCAAATGATCAAGATAAATACACATTTAATATATCATGATAACACCTCAATTTCCATATTCTGGTAGTCAAGTTATTATAACTTCAGATAGATTAGTATTCCATTCAAGAAAAGATGGAATATATTTATTTGGAAAAGCTACTATTGGATTATCTTCTATAGGTACTATTAATCTAGATTCAAAAGAGAGAGTTTTAATAGATTCTCCAAAAATAGAATTAGGACATAAAGCTGAACAACAAGGTGAACAAGTAGTATTAGGAAATTCTCTAGTAGCTTTACTAACTGAATTAAATCAAAGTTTAGCTATATTAGCAACAACACTAAGTCAATCAGATGGAACTACTTTACCAACTATAAAAGCATCATTTACAGGTTTACAAGTAGCTGGTACATATTTAAATACTGCTACTAATAATATAAGTAATATGCTAAATAATGTATTATCAAATACAACTTATACAACATAATGGCTCAGAATACTCAATTAGCTAGATTATCAGATGAATTAGAAAAAATAAGGAAAGCCTTAGATCAATATACCCATGTTAATAATACTTTAAAAAATAGTAAAAAAACAAATGCCACAGGTCTATCAGCTGTATTAAAAAATATATGGACAACTTTAAAAGATTATACTTCTAAACTCCCAGAATTATTTTTTGGAAAAAGTAGTACTAATTCTAATGAAAAAGCAGCTAATCCTATGGATTATGGTTTAGCATATATAACTGGGATTTTAGCTTCTATAGATCTATGTTCTATAATCAATACTCTTGAAAATTTAGCTGGTAAAATAAGTATACAGAATAAATTCAATCCTAGTCAGAATCCTCCACCAAATGACCCAAAGTGGAAAATTCAAAAATTAGCATATGATATTCAAAAATCTATAGATGTTTTTGAAAGTGCTTATGCAGTAGCAAGTGATCCTTCTACAATTATAATTAATCTAATATCTGAAATATCTCCAAATTTAACTAGATTAACTACTGATAATTATTTAGGATCAAGTGAGATTAGAAAAGCTTATCCACAAGTAGATACTATAAATAATTATATTATAGATGTAGTAAAAAAGTTTTCAAATATCAATGTAATATCTAATTCTGATAAAACTACAATTGATAAGATATTAAAAACTATTACTCTAATAAGACAATCCTGCGTACTAATTCAAGGTTTAACATCACCAGCTAATCTTGCAACATACGCAGCAAATATACTAGATCCTGGAGTATTTAAAACTATTGATAAATTAGGAGTAGATAACATAAATCCAAAAGAACTTACAAAAATAATTTCTCAAATAGATAGAGTAAGTAAAACAATCAATAATATACTGGGAGTTATAATTAGATATTTAAATTTTATAAAATTAATAATAAGAACTTCTCTTGTACTTATTAAAATATTTAAAATAATAATCCAATTTTTAGATACATTACCACTTCCTAATATGTATACCACTACAGGAACAACTACTACATTTGCAAAAAAATCTACTAAATTAGAGCAATATGTAGATGATACAGTGGGTTTATTAAATGAAGTTAATGTTTTTATTTCTTTAATAGTAGGCATATTGCAAGGAGTAGCAGATGCTATAAATATTATAGTAGGTGATTTAGATACTATAGCAAGTAATTTAAGATCATGTTCAAGGGATGGAAGTAATACTGCTTTAAATCCGCTTGCAGACTCTTTAGAGGCTACTTCTAGATCATTAAAAGATAATAATAATGAAATAATCGGATTTATAAAAAACTACAATGGAAAGCAAAAGAATACTACAAATACATATCAAGGATATACTATTCAAATAATAACTGAAAAAATACAAGATCAACAAGTTCAAAAACTTACAATACCTAGACGTTTTGGCATAGCATTAAATTCAGATAATATTGAAGTTGTAGAATCTACTCCAACATTTGCATCAGATGATAATATAATTATAGATGAAGTAAAACTGCTTTTAGCAACAAAAGGATTAATAAAACCACAAAATTCACCAAGTGCATTTACAAGTGCTCAACAAGATATTATAACTCAAGCTTCTAATATTTTAGAAATAGATAATATATTAACATATGAGACGCCAGAAGATAATCCAGATGAACAAATGGACTCTCCAGATAATGAAAATGATGATAGTGGACTTGGAGTAAATGCGTATTTTAATAAAACTAAAGGTGGAAGAAAATTAAGAAGAAGAGTGCAAAATAAAATGAATGCTAAAAGAATTCAATTGACTAATGATTTAAAAGCGGCTAAAAATTAAAAAGTAAACATATTTATTTTTATATGACAAAAACTCAGTTATTTAGGAAAATAATACGCGAAGAAGTTCAAAAGGCTATTAGAGAAGAAATGCCAGCAATCCTTAAAGAGCTAAAAGCGCCTAGTACCACTACTAAAAGTGCTATTAAAGAAAGATTAGAGGATAATTTTGGTGTGCCACTTACTTTAAATACTAAACCGGCAGCCCTTCAACAACCAATATTTAATACATCTAATCCTATTAGTAGTCTTATGAATGAAACTTTTATAAGTATGACAAGTGATGATGTTAATTCTTTTGGTTCTGGGAATGTAATGCCTTTTCAACCTAATGAAATTTCAGTAGGTGGCGTAGACGAAATGCTCTCTACAGCAAGAAAAAGTAGTAATTTAGATGCAGTAGTTGTAAATACTGTTCCTGATTTTAGTAATCTTATGGATTCTATGTTAAGTAGAGGTCTAATAAAATAATAAAAAATGGCATATAATCCAGTACAAATACCGATAGTAGATCTAAAACCTTCTACAGCATTAGGAGTAGCTATACCTTTTGAGTCACCCTCAGCATTTACTTCGGTATATACTACATTAGAGCAGACTAAGTATAATATTATAAATTATATGCTGACTAATCCAGGAGAAAGACCATTTAATATAAATTTTGGAGCTGGATTAAGAGAAAGATTATTTAATCCAATTGAACAAGCAGATCTTGACAGTCTAAAATTGACTATAAGTAATCAAATTGAAGCCTACTTTCCAAATGTACTTGTAGTTAGTTTAAATATTACAGGTGTACCAGATGAAAATTCAATTATGATAGATTTGACATATACTTTAAAAAATATAAAATCAAGCGATAGCTTAACTTTAAAAATTCAAAATAGCTAATAATGGCAGACCAGAATATAGATATTAAATATTTAAATAAAAATTTTGATTCATTTAAAAATGATTTGATAGAATATGCAAAAGCATATTATCCAACTGTATATACAGACTTCAATCAAGCATCTCCCGGTAGTATGTTTATTGAAATGGCATCTTATATTGGAGATGTGCTATCTTTTTATTTAGATAATCAAATTCAAGAGACTTTTATTCAGTATGCAAAGCAAAGTAATAATTTATATACTCTTGCATATATGTTAGGATATAGACCAAAAGTCATTTCAACTGCGCTTGTAAATTTAGATGTCTATCAACAAATTCCAGCTACTACAGTCGGTGGTTCACAAGTTCCAGATTTTACATATGCCTTAACTATAAATGAAGGAATGCAAGTAAAATCAAATATAAATAGTAATATAGTTTTTTATATGCCTGATAGGATAGATTTTACAATGTCATCTTCTCTAGATCCTACAGATATATCAGTATATTCTATTGATGGAACAGGTGCTCCTCAATCATATTTGCTTAAAAAAACTAGACAAGCAATATCTGGCCGAATTAAAACTGCAACATTTACTTTTGGAGCAGCTCAAAGATTTAATACAGTTACTATAAATGATTCAAATATAATTTCAATAGTATCAGCTGTAGATTCTCAAGGTAATAATTGGTATGAAGTCCCATATTTAGCTCAAGATTATATTTTAAGTGGATCTGTAAATACAGACCCCTCAACTAATAATCAAGTTCCATATTTGATGCAAAAAAATACAGTGAATAGGAGATTTACCTCAAGATTTCAATCTAATAATACTCTTTCTATAGAATTTGGAGCAGGTGTTAATTCAAATGCAGATTCAAATTATATTCCAAATCCAAATTCAATAAGTGTAGGTCTAGCACCTGGAGGATTAAGTCAAATGGGAACTGCATTTGATCCTACTAATTTTGTAACTACTCAAACATATGGACTAGCTCCTGCAAATACAACTATTACAATTTCATATTTAGTTGGCGGTGGTGCTGCAGCAAATGTACTATCTAATCAATTAACTCAACCAATATCATATACAGTTACTGGAATAAATACATCTTATCAGAATACTATAGTAACTAATAATCCAAATCCAGCAACTGGAGGAGGAGATGGTGATACTGCAGAAGAAATCAGAATGAATTCTATGGGAGAATTCCAAACTCAATATAGAGCAGTAACACAACAAGACTATCTTTCTAGAGCACTAAGCATGCCAGGTCAATTTGGTAAAGTTGCAAAAGCCTATATTACAAAAGATGATATTACATTTAGTAATTATACTTCAAAAGATCCTTCAGAAAGAGATCCAATTCTAGTTACTTTATATGCATTAAGTCTAGATTCTAATGGAAATCTTACACGAGCGTCAAATGAATTAATTAATAATTTAGCAACTTATTTGCAAAATTATAGAATGCTAACTGATGCCATAAATATAAAACCAGGATATATTATCAACATTGGAGTTAGTTTTGATATTTCAATAAAAACACATTATAATCCACAAGATGTATTAGCAAGATGTATATTAGCAGTACAAAACTTTTTTAATATTGATAATTGGCAAATTAATCAGCCGATAATATTAAGTAATTTATACACTGCTATAGATGGAGTAGATGGAGTAGTAACTGTTAAAAATGTGACTATATCAAATTTATCTGGAGATCAATATTCTCCTTATAGTTATGATATACCATGCGCTACTATAAATGAAGTAATATATCCTTCATTAGATCCTTCTATATTTGAAGTTAAATATCCAAATACTGATATATCTGGAAGAGTTGTACCTTTATAATATAAAAATATGAATTGGCATAAATTATCTGAAGAATCAAGAAGTTTTGGACAAAAATTAGCTGATAGTGTTGCAGCAGGTATTGGATCTTGGAAATTTATAATTATTCAGACCTTTATTGTAGCAATATGGATGATATTAAATGTAGTAGGGTGGTGTTATCATTGGGATGTATATCCTTTTATTCTACTAAATCTTGTTTTTTCTACTCAAGCTGCCTATGCTGCACCAATCATAATGATGGCACAAAATAGACAAAATGAAAGAGACAGACATAATGCTGAAGTAGATCATAATGTTAATTTAAATAATAAAAAAGAAATTCAAAATATTATAATAAAATTAAACTCTATAGAAATAGATAAATTAAATAAAATAATAGAAGTTATAGAAAAAATAAGTTCTCATAATCATCAACATCTAGAAGATATTTTAGAACATATAAAAGATATAAAAGAAAAAATAAAATAAAATGGCAGTATATAAAATATTTCCTACTCAAGATGCTACAATATACTCATCTATACCTTCTCAAAATACAGGTCTTGATGAGATCTTAGAAG